GTACCTAACTCACCTTGACGATAAGTTTGATAAGGATCGCCATCGCTGTGACGGCCACCGAACAGGTTAAACAAATATTTTTTAGCAGCTACATCAGTGCTAGTAGCACCAGAGAAGTCACCACGTTGTTCAGCAGAAATCTCTTTAGTAGTAAAGAGTTCCAAAACAGCATCGATGTTGTCTTGGTAAACATACAGGCGAGTGAATGGGCCGAATGTAGGAGGTAACAGTGGGTTAGCAGGAGTTAAATCATTATACAGTTCGATGAAGGTTTCACCTAAGTGATAATGCAAACCTGATTTAGAAACAGCTTCTGGTTTCAGAGAGAAATCAATCTCGCGTGCGCCAGCTACAGTAGTCGCTACAACAGGATTAGAAGTAGGAGTTTCTTTAGTAACCAATTGCATACGGAAAGGATAGCTTCCAGTGTCAGAGAATGCAATGTGGTTAATAGGAGAACCGTCTTTGCTAGTAGGACTCCAAATAGAGATACCGGACAGATTACCATGTGCACCTGGTGAGTTAGTTACAAAGTCAAATAACGGAACACGTTTTGAAGTTGCACCTTGACCATCAGTCAAGTCACCAATAGATTCTGAACCAATACCAAATTCAAAGTTTTTGTAAGTATTAGTACCAGCAGTTACTTCAATAGTAGGGATTTCATCTGTTACGAAACGATAAAGTACGCCAGGAATTTGTTTACCTGTAGTAGTAAAGCCACCACGGCTATCTTTAACGAAGTTACCTTCACGGTCGCGTTGGTATTCATCAACAGTAGTTTCTACGTATTCTAAAGAAACACGTACAGAGGCGAGTTTTTCAGCACCTTTTGGCACAATACGTTTAGCAAGAATAGTACCACCATCTTCAAGCACGCCTTTAATAAAAGGGGATACGTGGTTAAAGTAAGGACTATTTTCACGAAGCGTTTCAGTACCGTAAATTTTAGCAAATGCAGCACCATCTACCATGACTTCATCTAGAGTACCTTTTTGACCATAGAACAGGAAGAAAGGCAAATGCATTGGACGAGGCAATGATTTTAATGTTTGCACTTTTCCTGATTTATCGTCAGTACCAAGATGGAAGCTATAAGGGGTAGCATTGGATACGTAAATATCAACTTTACTCATTTCAGAGTCTCCATATTTTGGTTTATAATTTAGTGTAAAAGTCGTTTTACCATTTTAAACTGAATAGTAAAGAGTGTGTGCACACAATCCTTTTAAATGGTATTTGAAATCAAACGAGCAGTTCGACATTCATAATAATCAAAATGAAATACTGATATATATAAACAGTATTAAATTTATTTATAATTAAATTGCAATAAATAAAAGTAGAAAGTATGAATGTAACCTATTTAAAACAATAGGTATTTTAGCTAAAATAAACATTATTTTTTTTAATTTTAAAGGATACTGAAAATGATTTATCAATCTCCTTACGAAACCACCATTGGTAAAGTATTAAATATTAAAGGTGTGGAAGAAAAGATTCGTACTGCATTGGCACAGAACTACCCTTGGATTAAAGTAGATGAAAATAACCGTACTATTTTAATTTACCCAAATGACATCATCCCTAAATTTGACCATCCTGTAGTGATTGACTTAGGTCGTAATTTGAAATATGTTGCAACAGACTTAACTGCCTTTGTACGTGAAATGCAACCAGGTGAATATACAGTAGGTAATCGTAGTCTTTATACATTACAAACATTACGTAGTGGTTTGACTTCAGACTTAGTAGAGAATGGCCCGCGTGCCATTAAATCATTGTCTCAAAATGCAATGAAAACCTATTCTGATTTGATTACTAATGCTATCTCTATGGCATTTCACTGTGGCCCAGATGACATCGTTACATTGCGTGTATTAGGCGCATGGTTATACTACTCCATGCTTAGCGAACAAGAAGTAATTGGTGACTTAGAACTACAAGCTGTTATTGCTAAATTGTCTCGTGATATTAATATTCCAGCTACTTATATTTCACGTTATGTAAATGGCTTAGTATATAAATCTGTAGAAGATTTTATTAAAGATGTACATGAGAAGATTGATAACCCTACATTAAAAGGTTTGAATATCGGTATGTTCTATACCACTATTGCTAAGAACTTAAATAGCGCAGTTTGGGTGGGTCTAGATAAGATGGAATTACTGTCTATCTCCATGGAACATATTCCTACATTTATTGCTGTATTAGCAATGTGTTTGACAGAACAACCATTTAAGAATGCTGGTTTAACCAAAATTGCATTAAGAAACTTCTCAAGAGATAAACAACAATTCGTCCTAGGTGTAAATGGTATTGTAACTGGACGATAAGACACTGAAAGGATAAAAGAAGATGAAGGTACCTTATCTTATCGGTCATTTTATCTATAACCTTTGGGGTGCGCCTCACCAAGATAACCAGTCTATCATTAGACCAGCTAGGATTACCCCATTTGGTGGAGCGCGTAATCACGTCCATATTTTCTCGGAAAACTATAACTTACCTACTAAACACGATAGATACCATGCTTATGTGTTAGGTCAGGTATTTGAACCTATTGTTAATTTGCCGTTTATTGAATACCCAGAACGCTCTGATTGGGTGAATATGGCAGAATACTGTAAAGAAACTAATGTGTTATTTCAGTTCTATACTGTAAAAGGTATCATGATTCCTTTAACACATATTTACTTTACAACTACGGTAGAGAAGAATATTGTTATCGTTATCCGAGAAGAAACAAAAATCCCTTGGGATATGGATAGTCAAGACATCACATTTCGAACTTATAGAAATGCATTACATACAACACCTGGCCCAAATCAACCAGCTGATAAAACAGATATCTTATATCTTAAATTAATCAGGATGTCTCAACGTACTATTATTAGCGATTTCTATCGTCAGTACGAGAGAAAACCAGGTAAGATTTTTACGTATATCAATGGTTATATTGTAGATAATCCTATTTCTTATCCTATCTTGGAAGGCGATGTTGTAGAGCTTATTTACGATTCAACAATTTATAAAACAGTAGAAATTAACATAAATCAAACGCCTACGTTTAAATCTATATTAGATGGTATTCGTAAGTATTTGTTTACCCATGATAAATCTTATCGTCTTAATACATTTGAATATTTCGATGATTGTGACTTCTATTTGTCATTCTACCACAAAAACTCACCTAAGATGTTTAAAGGTGTTCTGTTACATCGTAATAATATTTCTAATGTACGACAAGTAACAAATTGTGACTTTTCAATTAGCACTAACTTGGTTAAGGAATTAATTCATGACCATGAGTTTATTGACCAAGCACAAGGTAGAATTGTATTTCAAGTACATTATCGTAAACAATATCGTAATATCAGATTCCCTTATAATGCACACCGATTACATGAGTTAAATAAATTACCTTATCGTAATCGTACAGCAGCCCTACTAGGTGTAAATTCAAATATCCAAGAATGGCGAGCTGATGTATTAGAGAATTCTGATTTAATGAAGTTAGTCTCTTTGGATAAACCTATATGCGACCTTGAGCGTATTCAAAATGCTTATGGTTATAATGCTGTTACTTGGTATACTGCAAAATCAGTACATCCTTATAAAGATTTTGTTAACGATGGTTTAGGTGGTAAAGTAGTTAATGTACCTTATACCTTTAGGCATATGTCTACTATCTTCGAATACGATGAAACTGGTAAATTATTATCATGGTCACGTTTAGGTAATTATAACCAATATCCAGTTAAAGATACACGTACAAGATATGTTGAATTTATCGGTGGTGTAGGTACACGACAACCATACCAATATTTTGGTGAAGGTAAGAACAAATTTACTATTGCTACTAAGGATTCAGAATATCGATTCTATGGTTGTAAGAAAGAGTTATTAAACGAAAACCAAAATGACTATACTGTTTGGGAAGACATTACTGATAAAGTGATGTTAAATAAAACATACGATGAACAAACAGATGAGACTAAAATTTGGTTAACTGATAAGTACGAAACACCATCATCTCGTGAACCTATGTACAATACAGTAGATAAATATTTTATCTATCGTACAGATGATGATTTCTTGTGTCGAGATATAGAAGCAAGAGTAGTGAAGAATAATCTATCCTTTACACTTACTCAAGTTTATTGGGACATTGACGAAGAGAAGTTAAAAGAACAACCTGTTAAAGTGCCCTACGGGTATTTAGACGTATTCTTAAACGGTTATGCTTTAATTGAAGGTATTGATTATTTCGTAGATTTTCCTAAAGTACACATTATCAGCAAAGGCTGTATTGACTTTAGTTTAGAAAAACAAAAGATTACATTTAGAATGTATGGTTTCCCTGATACTAAAAACCACACTACAGTAGACAAACGTACTATTACTCAGTTAACTGGTATTTTAAATGCCAATAGACAAGTAGGTTATGTAAACAACGGTATGTTGTCGAAAAACAATAAATGGGATATTTTGGAAGAAAAGAATCTTTTAGTTAAAGTAGGTAATGGTATTATTGCAAAAGAAGATTTAGGTTTTTCTGAAGACGGTTCAGTTATTCCTAATCGAAGAGATGTGTTAGAAGGTAAACCATACGAGATAGTTGATGTGATTTCTGGTAAACGAGATACTTATCCTAAGGATACTTATCAGTTTAAGAAAGAAGCTGAAGTATTAGATAAGAAGATTTCTGATTACATGACAATGTTATTACCAGAAACAAGAACAACTACTAACCCTCCAATTCATGGATTGTATAAGTTATTCTCTCCATTGCTAAGTTGTTTAATTTACGATTTATCAGAGAATCTGGTTAATTTCCCTAACATGGAATCTAGATATTTAGACCAAGAGGTTATTGACTTTATTGAAGCCAATTATCAAGAATTCTTTAAAATTGAACCATCGTTTAAACTGGATTTGATTAGTCTCAAACACGTTACTATCCACCCAGTTTATAAAAACACTATTACCGATATTACATATCACCAAATGAGATGGTTAAAACAAGTCGTTCGTATTTATTATCGAAACAGTATTGAATTATCTCATTTTGTAAGAATAGGAGAACAATATGCCTAGTCCAACGGACATCCCAACTAATCTACCTGTGTATGCCAGAAATCACGCTGTGGATACATCAATCGTAGGTATTGACGGTGAACCACCTATCTACGATGATACCCAGACATGGCGACGCTGGGCAATGCACGATATCTATTTAGGTCGAGAAGGCCATCGTAAATGGATTCCTAAAGTAAATGACTATGTTGAAGACATTAGTTTAGAACCACCTAAAGTTTATAAAGTAATGTCTATTGACCCAACTACACAAGTACCTGAATTACGACTGATTCAATCTAATAAGATTGCAGTTGATGAAATGACTTCTGAAGAAGGACGATTCTTTGCTGGCGGTACATTAGCAACACCTTGTTCACGTCAGATTTTCTACGATAATTCCGTAGCACGTCCTACTTTGAAGATTCCATCACAGTTCCATATTCAAGGTACGACTCCACACCACGCTGTTGCTTATAAAGGCACTATTGCTGGTCAAGGTGGTTTAGCGATTTCAGCACGATACGACCAGAGCTTTAACTTTATTGGTAATGAAATCCCATTAATGCCTGTAGCTCAACGTGATTCTAATAATCACACCCAATGGTATATTCCAGACTTCTACTGTACACATGAGTTAGAAGAAGGTGAGATGATTCTTATCTTAATCTACGATGACCGTGGTGGTCTGTGTTCACGTACTAACTGGATTGTTGAGTATTCAGCATTGCTTCGTGACGTATCTGATGCAGATAAGTTTATTAATAACATTTCTCTTGAATCATTCTATATCGATTCTACAGATGACTCTAATCTCTTGATTCCAGAACAAGTATTGAAAAACTCCATTAACTTAATGGGTAAAGTCCATTATTCAGATGGTTCTACCATTACTTATCCAGTAGATGGTAATAAGTTTGAATTACTGTATTTGGATAAAGCTGCTGAATCTGTAGCATCTACTAAAGGTTCTCTATCTTTAGTTTACTACTTAGCAGATAATGAGAAATCAGTACATGTTATTAATAACAATAACCGACACTTAATTGTACGTTCGTTTAACTATACAATTGTTGAACGAGATGGTGCTTACTCTGTTAAACTCTATCCTGTACCTAAGTGGATTAATAACGATATTGGTTATCAGCTTGACTGGTACTTATTTACATTGGATAGAAACCAATGGTTGGATGTAACCAATAGTGTATACATTACGCAGAATAGTCCAAATAGAAGCCTGAATGGTAAATTGTTTGGCCCATTACAGCAACTTGATGTCGCTATTGACCTAGGTGTAATTAATAATACATTTAGAGAACATATCCATCCACAAACAGTCGATATTCGCTTACTAAGACCAGCATCAGATGCTTCTGGTGATAGATTCTTATTAGGCTTTGATGCTTATCAGAATCCAGCATATGGTGACAATATCTTCTGTCAAGTACGTATTGCTTCTGCTACTGACTATAGATACAATATTTCTTGTGGTCAGACTGTGTTAGAAGAATGGTTAGAGAAAGTATACTATACGACTAAACCACAATATCGTACCAGCCGTGAACCTAACGCACCTAAACCAAATATGTTTAAGTTAATCATTAAAAACAATGAGTATGAATTCCCAATCCGTAAATGGAATACAGAATTACAAATCAGTGCTCAAGTAACTGCAACAGATGTGGTTAAGGTATTGTTCTTCAGTAGAACTCAAGACAATGATGTCTATTATTCTATTGCTCCAATGCCTGTAATTATTACTTGAATTATTTTATAATTCAAGCGACTTAGATACTCTGTATCGTAAGTTACTTAAACAATTTTATTAAAAACTACTTTTATATGAAATAGAAAGTAGCTCTCCTATTTCGTGCTCTGTATATAACTCTCCTTTTGAGAATTAGGATAGCATATAGAGGAACTCCGATTTGCACAATGTAGCCATCTGTGTTTTTAATATCTTATACGTAACCTCGGAATAAGTATAAGGTTGAGAAAACATCGTGCGAGTTAAGATGGCACGGGTCATTTTAAATTAACGTGATCCACATATCGTTTGAAATACATGATTTCTTTCCAAGCCCATAGCCTCTAGTACTCTTAGGAGTACTAGAGGGACTAGGGTCTTATGTTTTATAAAGAATTCCAGTAATCTAAACTATTGATATCAGAAGAATACGTAGTATCGACATTGGCGTTATAACCACCAAACCCGAACATATCATTTCTACCAAAGTAATTAGGTTTATTACCCAACATAGCTTCAGCACGAATAGAATCTAAGCTACCTAAGATATTATCCACAATAATCGGAGATTGTTTCATCATGTTAATCTTACGGTTTTCTTTCAATTCATTAATCATGTCAGACATACCAATAATCTTATTACGTTCTTCTGGATTCAATCGTTGTTCTAATAATCGAATAGATTTCTCAATCTTACTAAATTCAAAATAATCATCGGTATTATTTAAATCGTTATAAAGAGATTCAATCTTATTACGAATATTTTCTTGTTCACGATTATAAGCTAATTTAACTGGGTCTACAGCAGTACCTGCCTCAACAACATCAGATAAGAATCTTTGCTTAATGATATCGTAATAGAATACATTACGAGCATTGAAGATAAACCAACAAGCCAATAACCAACTGATTACTTGGTCATCATGTTTACCTTTTAAGTGGTCAATACGACCATCTAATACAACAAGTCCTAATAACTCATCTACTAATCTAGAATCTTTAATCTTATCTGCAACAATATCGACAGCACGATATAATGTTTCATTATACAAGTTATTACGAGTATAACGACCAGTACCTGTGGTCATGTAACCAAATAAAGGTCTGTATTGGTTAGCAATAGACATACGGCTAGGGTGTGAATCCATGGTATCAAATCGACGTGGATTAGAATCACGTTCATTGACAACAATATTAAACACTCGTTTAAATGGGTCAATATTGTAACTAGGTAATACTTCAATTAAGTAATCGATAATACCTTGTGCAGAAGATTTATTCTCCGGAACAATGAGTATCTTAGGATAACGTATCATTAAGTCAGCTAACCATTGAGCGTAATTG